AAGTTGCCGCTTTCAAGGCTCATGTACCGCTTGGCTTTTGGGTCAGCCGTTAGCAGCAGGTCTCTAAACTCGGTTAAGGTCATCACGTCACCGCCTTTAAGCTCAGGTCGCTTATCAGCTCCCCGCTCTCATCGTCCCGCCCGTGGTATACCCGCGTCACTTCATAGCGCTTGTCAGGCTCGGTGCTCAGCTTCACCGCGTGCAGGTTGGTAATTTCCCGGTTCTGATGGATGCGTATTCGCGCGGCCACACCCACATCCTCCCGGTGCTGCGTCTCGTACTCGGGGTTGCTCCCAAAGTCCAATTCGCCAAACCAGCTTTCGTGAATTTTCACCAATTCTTCCTTTGGCATGCCGCCCGGCTCGGAGATATCTTCCATCCGGTACACCTCGCAGATGCCCTTGTCCAGTATCACGGGCTCACCCCCGCATCAAGCGGTCTTTGTTGCAGCCACCTCTCACGCCTGGCCAGGCTCAGCCACTGCGGCATAGGCCCCGGCTTGTCGCGATTCTGGTACTGCCACACCACGATGTCAGCCAAAAGCACCGTGTCGCGGGTATCGGCGGTGTCAATCACAATGCCTGTAGCCTCCAGCTCCGATGCCGCCGCCTGTATTCTGGAGCGGAGGTAGTCATCCAGGCCGGTATCGGAGGCCAGGCGGTTAAGCCTGGCCTTCACGATATCCAGCACTAATTGGGTTTGCTCAAAGTTCATCAGGCCGATTTAGGCACAGACGCGGCCTTGCCGGTCTTGATGGCCAGTCCGGCGCTGTTCAGCTCGACCACGGTGATGATCTTGCCGGCGGCGGCTTCGATCCCGGTGGTGCCGGAAGTAAAGGTGGTGAAGCCCACAACCTTCTGGCCGTTCTTGATGGTATAGTCGCCCACCTTGTAAGCAAGGGTGGTGCCGGTTTCCTCGGCGCCGGTTACGGTCAGCACGGTCTTGCCGGTGCTGGAAGCGTGCGCGGCAGCGGTCACACCCAGTACGCCGATGTCAGCGTTGGCGTAGTCGGTCGGGAAGGTGCTGCTGGTAGCGGCGTCAGTGTTGGCAAAGTTCACGATCACGAAAGCCTCCCCGAATACCGGCAGGCCGTCATAGCGGCCGTAGCCCTTGAAGGTGGTCTGGTTTTGCACAAACTTATAGTGCTCCGACGCTTCCAGGCTGGAGCCCTCGCGCTCCGCCAGCAGGTACGCTGAGCCGTAGCCGCCGATGATGGTGTTATTCCCCACCAGCTCGCTCACCACGATTTCGCCGCCGACAATGGGCATCTGGTTGTTGACGCCCGCCAATAGAGCCGCGGCAGCGTCAAATGCCAGCGCCTTGGTCATCAGCTTGATGTGGGTGGCCCTGTTCACCACCCAGAAGGCCTTGCCGTCGGTGTAGTCGGGCTTGGCCACGCCCAAAGCGGCGATGAGTGCGGCGTAGAAGGCGGCGCCCGTTGAGCCGTCGATGTTCAGCTTCTTGATGTTGGATGTGTGCAGGTCGGTCCAGGTGGGCGCCTTGCTCCCCCATCCGGCGGGCTGGGAAGACTGCGCAAGGCGGGTGGCGATGCCCACGGGCATCTTGCTGCCTGTGCCAAACAGGATGGCTCTGTCAACGCCCTTGCCGATGGCCTTGACCAATTGCGTCATAACTTCTGAAGCCAGCGCGAAATCGCTGTCCTTCAAAAAGTTGTTGTGAACGTAGATCACGCCGCCCACCATGTAGCCGTCTACCTCTACCTGGTTGAAGGTCATGCCCAGCTCATTCAGCTCGCCCTCGGCCTCCATCCAGATGCCTTCAGGCGCCGCGCCCACAATGTTCTGCCTGGCGGTGCCGGGCACACGCCTGACGGTCACATGCCTCAATAGCTTGCTGTACTCTTCCAGGTTGTTGCGCAGCGGCTCCAGCACGATGTCAGGCACCAATAGGGAAGCGTTTGATACTCCGCGCTCTTTGATGGAGCGGATATCGCCAAGGAAAGTTTTCACGCGCTCATCCGCCATGAAGGCGTCGCGCTGTTCCATGGTCATGCCAAAGAATTTGGTGCGGTTTTGCATAAAGGGTTCTTCCTTTCTTTCTTGTGTTTTTGTTTTGGTTGCCGGGGGCTTGGCCGCCCGCGCGTTCAGTTCGTCCAGCTCGCTTTGAAGCTTCTCGATTTCCTCATTCAGTCTGGTCTTTTCGGCCTCGTGTGTTTCCTTTTCCTCTGAAAGGGCCTTTGAGTTTTCCTCATGCAGGGCGATTTCCGCTTCCACCGCGGCCTTGTCTTCATCGCTGGTCTCTGCGGTCACTTCCTCCAGGGCAGCCGCCAGCTCCTCTTCCCTGGTGTCAAGCGCGGTTTCGCGCTCTAAAAAACCCGCGTCTTTCGCGCGGGCTTCCTCCAGCTTTTTCTTTGCTTCCGCGATTTTGCGGGTCAAAAGCAGTTGTTTAAGCATTCTCAAGCCTCTCTTTCATCAAGGCGCGCCAGGCCTCCACCTGCCGCTGCCTGATTTGTTCATACTGCGCTTTTCGCGCTGAAATACTGGTGTCCTTGTACGCCGGGAAGGTGACGCAGGACACCTCCCACAATTTCACCTTTTTAATGGTCCAGTGCACAGAGCCATCCTCGCGGATGTCGGTTTCTTCCTGCAGGATATCAAAGCCAAAGCTGCACTGGCTCACGTCCCCCCGCTGCACCCTGGCGTACAGGTTCATGGCGTCCGTGTCATCCGGGTTGATTTCGATCCGCCCCCACAGCCCAAAGGCATCCACCCTGAGTTCAAGCGTTCCGGCCTTGTTTCTTCCAAGTACCAGCCTTGTTTCATGGTCAATCAGCGCCCGGATATCATCATCCAGCGTTTCGTCAAAGGCGTGCGGGTCAATGCTCTCCGTGGCGCCCGGCCACAGCTCATACACCCCGCCGAACGTGGCGAAATACCCCGCGATGTACCGCTCGCCGTTTTCTTCAATCGTGCGAAACTCCGTAGGCATCGCTCTTGTCTGTCGTTTGTCTCGGTCTCTTTTAATCCTCATCACCCCCTATCAGCTTTTTTTGTTTGCCAAGTTTATCAATTGGCAAATAGTTTTCAAGAAGAACGATCTCTTCCATGTCGTCCCGCGGGCTCATGCCCACCCAGTCGCGCCATTCGTTTCTTGTCATCGCCGCCCGGTCCACCATCGAAGCCCCCGCCTCCACCATTTCGGAAATGTCGTAGGCGTACAGGCTCCTTGGATTAAATCGGAAATAACGGTCAGGCGCGTACAGCAGTTTACGCGTAAGTTCCTGCTGGATGGCCTGCGCCAGCGGCATAATGCCGTGATTAATGAAAGCGTTGTACTCATTTTTGTTGTACTCGCCCACGCCCACCAGGAAGGCAGGCACCCTGAAGATGGCGGCCGCCGTGCGCTTGTCCAACTCCAAATTTCGCGCAATCGCTAAATCATTGAGTGTCAATGGCTTCACCTGCTCAACCGAGAAGGCTTCCGCCGGGATAAACCAGGGCTGCCCGTTTTCAGAGCTGTCCAGGTACTGGGCCGCCAGTTTTTTGCGGCCTTCCACATCCGCGAACTCTTCCGTCAGCCCGTCTACTTTCACAATAATGCTGGGCGCCGGGCTTTCAAGCAGGGCCTGCTTGGTGGCCCCCGCCTGTTTCAGGCCCCGCACCACGTCTTTGAGTACCGCCCGGTAGCCCGTTCCCATCCACGGGTTATTGGGGTCCGGCCTTATCACAAAGTGCAGCACCTCATCGGGGCTGTAAAGCTGCCCCCTGTACCTCACACGGTAGCTGTTTCCGCTTTTTTCAAAGGCCACGGCGCTTGGCTCAAACGGCTCCAAATTATCAAGCAGCCCGCCTTCGTACCGGGGGAAGGTCACCTGGTTGCCCTCGCCCTCCAATAGCATCACCCGCACGATATGGCCGACAAAGGTCTTGCGCGTCATCAGCTTATTGGGCCGCACGTCCAGTTTCGCCGCCAGGGCGTCCCGAATCCTTACGTCCCCGTTCTTGGTGTTCTGCATCAGGTGCAGCGTCATGGAGCTGATGAGGTCAGCGTACACGTCCACGCACATCTGCACCTCGGGGCAGTCGGCAAGGCGGGTGTAGCCGCTGCCGATCAGCACCTCAAAGGCCTTGGTCGATACGTACCAGCTGCTCAAATCGCCGCGCTTTTTGTCAGCCGCGGGCTTTTTTTGGGGAGCGTCCCGGCTCCTGATGTCCCTTTTTTCAGGTCTTAGTATTGTCTTACTCATCTAACCACTTCCTCGCGCTCTGCGATTTTTCTTTGTCTTCCAGCATCCGAATCGCCCCGAACACCGCGCAGTCAAACACGTCAATGCGCAGGTGCTCATCGGCCTTCTTGTACTCTACCGCGTCATCGGTCTTTTCAATAGCCCGCACGTTGCCCACGCAGTACTCAAAGGCCGTGCTGCCAAGGTAATAGAATTTCTTGTTTTTGGCCTTGACCTCGATGCGCCGGAATCCTTCGTTTTTCTTGTAGTGGTACTGCGGCTGGTCCAC